CGTCTTCAGCGCATCATCTGTAATCTGGGACTGCGCCATCAAGGTTTTGCGGAAGTGGTCGATGCCTTGACGAATGGCATTCGGGTTCCCTGATTGTGCAATCTGTTGTGCGGCCTGCGCATGCTGAGGATCGAGCACGCCCTGTTGGACCAATGACTGCACGGTGGAAGTTAGAGCTTGGGGAAGTTGGGCGTCAGGCACTTGTGAAGGATCGACCAGCGGAGCCAGCGCGCCGGTAATGAGGTCGTTCTTCTTGATTGTTGCCCCAACTTGCGCGAGAGCCCCTTGTCCCTGATCTTTGACCTGCGTGGCAATTGCCGTCTGCTGGTCAAGAATCTGCTTCTTCAGCCCCATCACTGCAGTAGCCGAGCCGCCATTCTTGATGACCAGCGCGGGCAGTTGCGTATAGTCCTTGCCATCCCAGCTTTGCATTGCTGCAGTCATGGCTTTTTGGTCAGTTAGCTGCTGTTGCTGCTGCTGAACCTGCCCTGCTCCAAGCTGCGTCTGCTGTTGAAGCGCCTGCATCCGCAACGGAGCCTCTTGCTGCGCCATATTCGCTTGAAGCGATGCATTGCGTACCTGCTGGAGCTGGCCATACTTCTCCAGCAGGTCAGGCTGCTGCGGTGTCTTTAAGTCGAGCGCCGGTAAAGGTATGCTTCCCATGCTTAGTCTCCTAATATCCCAGCGTAGTTAGTGGCGTGGACTGAAGAGTTCCCATCACGTTGGCTTGATCGTTTTGGCCTGTATACGGGTTAGATCCAGAGGCTCCTCCACCGTATCCGCTCATGGAGTGGAGAAGCGCCAGATTCGTCAGGCTGTTTGATGCTCCACTCAGGCCGCTGTTGTAGGCATTCGCCGCGCCCACATATCCTGAGGCCGTAGCTGCGCCAGCATTCTGTATGTCTTGCCCTTGCTGGGCCCCGGTGGTGAGGTCGATGTTCGAAGTCGCATTCGCCGCGGACTGCCCTTGATTTGCGAGATTGGTCGCAGTCGTCTGTCCCGCCCCCGTCAACGCTGCCAGTTTGTTGTACTGGTTCGTCTGATTGGTGTTGTAGGCGTTGTAGTTCGTGTTGAATGTGTTCAGTGCTCGGTTGTAGACGTTCCCGTACTCGTTCGAGGCATAGTCCTGAGCCTCATTGTTGAGGGACTGCGCCGTGCCTCCAGTGACAACCCCGCCCCGCGCTGCGGCTGAACGCTGAATCGCATCCTGCCCAAGCTGCAATCGTGCCTCATAGCCAGGATCGTTCTGCTCGGTGAGCCCTGTAGGGGCGCTGAAAGTCTGGCTGTAGGGGGTAAGCAGCGATCCTTGCCCTACGCCTGAGCCATTGGCCGTGCCACCCGTGCCAAGACCGTATTGCAGGGAATTGAGAGCTGAGTTTCCCGCAGCGAGATAGGGCGCCTCCTGCGACTGCGAGGTGTTGTATTGCTGCTTCTGGAAGTCAAGCGCGTTCTGTGCCTCGGTGGCCTGTAAGTTCTGAGCCTGAGTCGCCGCTGCTGCCTGCGTGCTCGCAGCGTTCTCGGCACCATTGGCACTGATCGCCGAGCCAGCAAGGCCAGCGGCAGCGGTTCCGGCTACGATTGCAGCAGTTGACATAGGCTAAATCCTCTTCACGAAGGCGTAATCACTCAGCCGATAGCCGAGTGCAGTAAAAAGTTGGGAATGGTCTTTGTGGACCTTGCATGAGAAATAAATCTTGATCGCTTCAAGTTCTTTGGCGAGGCTTTCAGTGAATCTCACCAGCTTTACGCCTGTACCGCTTCTGCACTCCGGGGACACATAGTAAGCATCGACAATCAGCATTTTTGGTGAATTGCGATAGTGCAGATGGTTATTGACGACTGCCAGCAAATAGCCAACCATGCGGCCGTCTTCACGCACGGTGATGACTTTGAACATCCCCATCCCTTCGAGGATTTTCATCTTCTCGAAGTCAGGCGCAATCTCTAGGTCCAGATCAAGCCCAAGTTCCTGCCAGTGGGCATACACGAGGTTTTTTGATTCCACTGCCCACAGATCGACCGATTCAACCTGAAATGTCGTCACAGACTGCCGACCGCCGCCAAATAGAGGTCGTTCACCGTGTCGATTCGAGGCACGACGGAATCAGGGATATCGCCGATATGCAAAAGCAGGTCTACAAAATCAAGGGAATCCAGTCCTAAATCGTTGAGGTTCGTTTCTGCAGTGACTTTCTGCCCGGTCTCGTCTTCGACCTTCTGAATCACATCCTCAATCGTCATAATCCCTTTCTAAGTCGCCTGGACCTGCGCGGTAAGCAAGCCATTTGTGAACGTCATGGAGCCTTGCGTGCCGCCCACGGTTAGCGCCGCAGTGGTAACGGTTGCGGTCAAGCCTCCAAGCCTCGCGGTTGCCACCGTTCCCGATGTGAGGTTTGAAGCATTACTCGAAAACGCTTCAGCATTGCTCTGCGCCGTCGCTGCTACTGCATCAGCATGTGCCTCAGCATTCGACTGCGCCGATCCCGCTACGGTGTTTGCATATGCCTCTGCGTTGGCTTGTGCCGCCGCCGCTGATCCTGCGGAATCAAAGGCCGTCGCTGGCTCTATTGCAGCCGTGCCAAGGTGGTTGTCCGCGGCTCCTGTTGGCATGAAAACAGCACCCTGGGCCAAAGGCGTAGCAGAGAACAAGCCGTCTGACTCCACAACTCCCGTATTACTGATGTGCTGGAGCGTAATTCCAAGCCCTTCAGTTCTGGGAAGGACTCGAGTTGCAGGATCGATGTTGCCGATCAATTGCCCGGTTGAATTCAGGCCGTTGTTAAGTTTGGTATCCCACCCTATGAGAATCTGGATAAATGACCATGTAGCCATGCCGTTCTGATCTGCGATCGGCGATCGGCTTGGGATAAAGGTTGAGGCTGGCTTGAGTTGATTTGCCATTATTCAGTCCTGATGTAGGCATCAACTAACACCCACGGAATAGGGTCACTGACAGTAAGTTCGTAGACTCTGTACCGCGACCTTCCTAAGCGGCGGCAGATAGCGCGAGCGGTGTATTCTCCTGCAAATCCGCAATCCAGCACATGCGTATTCGACCAGGTAGAGCCTCGGTCATCGCTCCATCGCAGCATCACTTGCGGAGGTCTTGGGTTTCCATCACCGTCAAGTAACGGAGGCTGAGGGCCGAGGCCGGGAGCCACGTCTGCAGTGAAATCCTTGTGATAAATCCACTCCATTTCGCTGACTAGAGTGGGAGAACGTCTTTTCCTGACGATCAATGCGCCGTCATCGGTGACAAATTTGTAGTTCCCGCCGCCGCTGTCAAATGGCAGCTTCATTTCATAGAGATTGCCCGAGCCCCAATCTCCAACAATGTGCTTGCCCCATGCATAGGCATGATTCCAGCTCTTGTGAGGGCCGAACGTAGCAGTCTGTGGGGACCACTCGGCGCGCTTTGACCAAAGGTTTTCTGCGACATCGAAGGCCCATGAGCAATCCGTTCCAGGGATGTAAAGCACCCAAAACAGGTGCCCATTATCTTGATAGGAGTAGCTGACCAGGCCCGAGATATCAGGATAGGAAGAAAGGGCCGTCTCTACCGCGTGCGTCGAGATGCGCATAGGCGTGTAGCCATTGGCTCGCCACGCCTGCCGCGCTCCGCGCTGGTCCTCGCTAATCCAGAAAATCGTATTGTCCACCAGACAAGGGCTGAACGTTGCTGCGCACCCGGTATCAATCAAGGCGCCGGGGATTACATCGAAAATCTCCAGTGAGCCGGTATCCATATAAGGCTGCGCATGCTGGCTACCGAATATCCATAGTTCGCGGTGGCTGACTTCAATGGAGACAATATCCTCTGGAAATACCGAAACGGCGTTTACTTGGATTCCTGGCCATGTGGTTCCATCCAAAACGGCAGAAATCTGGAACTTATTGTTTCCCGAAAACATCACGATAAAATATCCGTCAGAATATTTCCCCATGACAGGAGTGCCAGCTAGCAGCGAAGTAACTTCGACCAGAGCACTCGTAGCGAAGGTGAAGCAATAGGCTTTTCCTGCGCCCACAATCAGCAGTTGAATGTTGCTTGCAGCGATGGAAACAGAGAACCCATCATTATCGATCGATCCAAGCGCGGTTTTTGTTCCATCTGCGGCCACGGAATAAAGCGTGTCTGCAATGACTGAAAAGAACCGTGATCCCGTCCAAAAGCTACCTCGCGCCGGTCCATCATCGGATGCGGAGAACAAAAAGAGACCAGGGGTGGCGAAATAAGACCATTTCGTCTGCGCTCCAGGCGTCTCGATACTCTCAGCGAACCAGTTAATGCATTCTTCGTCAGCGACGACGTTCGATTTAGCCGTGTAGCTTGGCCCGATCATCCCGAACTTGCCCACTAGAAGCCAATCCCGAACAGATCAGCTCTGTAGTTATAGCCCGCGGGGAAGGGAATCAAATCAGACTGCAACTCAAGTGAGGGAGCATTCATCGTCTTGATGCGAGCCATAGTCTGGATCGCCATCGTATTCACGAAAGCAGAAGAAAACTTGTCCGGTGAAACGCCAAACTCGCCAGCCATACGGGCGGCGAGGTTGTATTTGATTGCCTCAGCATAGCCAGGGGGGAAAGATACCTGTGCCGTGAGGCTTTGTGCCGGAAGTGCCTGCCAGCCATAGATTCTGACGGAATTTACCTGCTGTGAAGGGATAGGCCAGAAGTTCAGCGTCCGCAGCGGGAAACCTCCGTCGTCATAGCAGATCAGCGGAAATGAGCCATCGACCTTCTTTACCGGGACTTTGGTTTGCCAGTCATCGACGGTAAATAGCGTAATCGGCACTTCAACAGGGTTCGATGGGTCCGTGAGTAGGATGGTGCTCATTGCATCAATCCGCGCCGGCCTGGGGATATTGAAATCGCCTCCAGTTCCCAAGGTGTAGGACTGCTTGCCGAGCACATATGGGAAATCGTCAGAACGCGTCGTATAGATCGCCAAACGGTCTGCATTCCATCCGTCGATCATGTCATTGAAGACGGTAAGGCCTTGATTGGCAGTATCAGCGGATGGTTGTTCCCCATCGGCCAGGACTCCAACCAGCTTTAGCGCACTCGTGACGAAATCGAACGCATTGGCCATTATTTCCTCTTCGTGTAGGCACGCTTTACGCGCTCGGTCGGCAGCTCGGAAACTTCCAGAGGTGCACTTTTTTCGTTGAGCAGCGCCAATTGAAGGCAGACTTCCCTAAGCCAGCTATTGGTACTGATATCCGATGGTCGTTGCTGCTTGATTTCTTGGCTTGTCATAGAGGTAAAAGGTAGGGGCCAGCCGAAGCCAGCCCCTTGTAGTTACTGCGCGATGACCCGGCAAGCCAACTGCGGCCGCAGCGTCTTATAGCCATACAGCACATCAATACGGCAAGGGATGGTGTCGTTCGAGATGTTGTACTGCCGAGCGATACGCATCGAAACGCCGTCCATGACCTGCCGTGATCCCCATGCGCCAAACTTCGACACGTCGATGAGATCAGCAGAGACGAACGCGAATGCCTCCTTCTGGAAGAGCAAGGACTGCGTATACAGGGCAGAAGCGCCGCCGCCGACCTTGGCAACAGTCAACCCGGCACCGATGTTGGTAACGTTCTGCGCTGCCCCTGATGTAATAGGAGTTGGCGAGACAGTAATGTTCCCAGCACCACCAGCATAGGCCGCCGTCACGACGAACTTCTGAAGGAAGCCACGGTCCACCTTGGTTTCCGGGTCAACCGCATCCACCGTCGAGAAGGTAACAATGTCGCCCTTGTTGAAAGTGGTAGCGCCAGCGGCAAGAACCACCGTGTTGCTCCCCGAAGTCAGGGTTGCGGTATAGCCCGTTGCGGCTGCCGCGGTACCCGACTGGAACGGATTGAGCACCGTATTTTCATAGGTGTCAAAGCCGTTGACCTTGCCAATCTTACCCGTAAGGTAAGGCTTGGACACAGACTCCTGGGGGTTGAAAAATCCCTTGATCGCGTCAAGGAACGAAACAACGTGGCCAGAATTCAGGACGGCAGAGCGTCCATCGTTGGGCGCGAGGTACTGGTTGAGGCTCTTGCGACCGTTGGCGAAGTCCTTGTAGGAGAACGTCGCGGCATTGTCGTCAACAGCGTTGTAGACGTCGAGGATCATGCTCAGCGCATCGGCTTCGATATTGGTTGCCAGCACGGACATTGCAGGCTTCAGGTAGCGATCGCTGAACTCATCGATGGTGAGAGTCAGATCCTGCGAAGAGAAGACGGTGTCAACGCCCTTCTGTGTCGAAACGGTCAAGACCTGGCTGGTTTCAACCGTGTCCTGCGTGCTCAGTGCGGCGCCGGTGCGAACCGTGTACTGGTTCGGCATACGGATAGTGAGAGACGGTCCGATCTTGCCCGAAGGCGAAGCTCCGGAGTTGGCGAACTGGCTATCGTACTGCTTGTCGATGTTGCCGATGAAGTTCAGATTGGCGTGCAGGATGCGCAAAGCTTCCCGCGTGATAATTGTGGGGGAAAGGAGACTATTGGCCACGGTGATTCCTCAGAGCGCCCTCATGTCTTTCGTTTTGCAATATCCGCAGTACGCTTTCGCGCCCACTCGTCTGCTGAAAGGCTTTCGTCGCTCACGTCGAAGGCTCGCGAACTCGCTCCCGATACAGGGGAGGGCGGTTTCGGTGCGCCGGTCTTTTTGGTTTCAGGAGCCTTCTTTTCGTCTTTGCCATCCAGTTCTTCCCGGATGCGGCGCTCATACTCAAAGACTTTTCCGATTGCCGCACGAGGGTTGCTCTGCGCGAGAGAGATGAATTCCTTCATTGCATCGGGATCGCTGCCGACCACATAGCAAAGGTCGATAAATAGCTCCGACCCCGCAAAGACTTCCTTGACTGCCAATGGAATATTGGCCTCGTGGATCGTCTTTGCTGCTGGGAAAATCACCTCGTCCACGTCGTCATAACGTGTACGCGCTTCGTCAACCTTGCTCTTTAGAGCTTTATGCGCATCCAACTGCTGCTGCTCGCGTTTCGCAGTCTCCCACCGCTGTTCTGCCTTCCAGTCGGCAAGGTCTTCAACGAAATCCTCATACGTCCCATACTTGAGGGTTCCATCTTTGGCCTTATCTTCTGCGGTCGGCTTGGGGCGTGTGTACTGCGGTGCCGATGCGGGGGACGATTCCGTATGTACGTCCTGTTTAGCGGCTGGTGTTTCTAATTCCTTGATCTTCGCGAGCAATTGCTTGATGCGCTTCTCAGCTCCAGAGCCTTTTTGCGGCTGCTCCTGGGCTTCTTCCGTCTCCGTCTCGACTTCCTCGGATTCGGTTTCCGTCGTCTCTTCCGACTCGTCAGCAGGTGTCGAGGCTGCTTCTTCGGCTGTTTTGAATCTCTCAGGCAATTCGCCGGTCTCGCGATAGTGTGAAAACTCGCTAAGGCTTGGCTGCTCGCCGTTGAATACGTCTACATCTTCTGCGGGTGACGAAGCCGCTAGCGTCGTTTCTTCTGCCATTTGTCTTCCTTTGTGTCCTTACGCCGGACTAGCGAGATGTTTCTAAACTTTTGG